GAGCCTGTGACGGGCACGAGGTTGGACGCTGAGTAAGCTACCAGACAAGGGCGCCCCGTGACCTCATGGATTGTCGCGGCGGTGGCAAAACCCTCGGCTACATATAGCACGCCGGGGTCGTCCATAGTCCCCGTCATCCAGTAACAGCCGCCAGTCTGCCCGCCAGCGTGGTAGAGCTTGCCACCATCCCCGTCGATATACTGGAGCGAGGATAGATTGCCCTCTGGCGTGTAGAGAGGCACCATAAGGCGTCCATCGCCTGTCGTCCTAGCGCCGTGCGCCCCTATGCCTTTGCGTGAAAGGTAAGGGTGATCGGGAGAGGCCGCCATGCCGCTCGACCAGATCGCCTCCACTGTGTCCGCTGCGACTTCTCTTTGTCTCTTTGTCTCGGCGTCGCGGATAGCTTTGGCTTCGGCCAAACGTCGCGCATGGGCCATACGTTCTGCATCGGTTAAGTCCCTTCCTACATTTGCAACCCAAGTGACCTCGACACCGGCCCGCCAGCATCCAAAGCGTCCAGCCGGAACGCCGTCGTTGAATGCCACATACCAGCCCGGCTTGTCTCCCTTGCCGGGGGAGCCACTAGTGCCAGAGCGGAAGCGGTGCAGCTTGCCGTCAAGAATTATATCATTCGGTGGTATCAGCCCAGCCTTTAACATGGCGTCGCGTAGCTGCACCTCTGGTGGATCAGGCTTGATTTCTTTTGGGGGCGTCCAAGGCCCATTAAATATGTTGGTAAGATCAGCCACGTTGTTCTCCGTTTAGCATCGCATTTACTCTCGAAACACGGCGAGCGAGGTCATCGTCACGCCGCAATAAATTGTCCACCACGGCTATTGAGTGCATGGCGGTGGTGTGGTCGCTGCGCCCGACTGCCTTGGCTATCATCGGGTAGGACAGATGCTCGCAATGACGCTTCATCATATAACAAGCCACCTGTCTTGGCCTAGAGAATTTTTTGTGCCGTAATTTAGACTTTATATCGCAGATACTTACATCAAAAACCTCGGAAACAGCCTCAAGCACCTTGGCGCTGGGCAGCCGTCTTTGCTTCCGCAAGTGCGGCGGTGTGTACCATTTTGGGAGCATTACTCCCTCCCAGCAAGATAGTCAGAAATCTTCTGGAGCGTGGCCAGCGTCGGGTTTGCGTTCGACCCGTTTCGGATGTTGCGCAGCGTGTTCGCATGAATGCCTGTTTTCTGTGCCACGCGGGCCAAATTTCGATCAGCCAAGGCGTTTCTAATGATGGATATATCTAACATAAATTCTCCTGTTGGATGTTTTCAACATTTAGGGCTTTACATACGCACAATCCGCTTGTAAAGACCAATCTACGCCGACCGGATTTTCCGACTGGCGTGTAGGAGAAAGAACATGGCAGTAAGTTTAAAGCGCACTGGCGGCCTGTCAGCCAACGGTGTCAAGATTTTGGTGTATGGTCAATCTGGCGCTGGCAAAACCAGCCTAATTAAAACGCTCCCAACACCAGTTGTGCTATCGGCAGAGGGCGGATTGCTCTCGATACAAGACGCCGACATTCCGTTCATTGAAATCAAAACTATGGCGGATTTGATGGAGGCCTATACTTGGTGCAAGGAAAGCGCCGAGGCGGCTCAGTTCCAGTCTGTCGCGCTTGACTCAATCAGCGAGGTGGCGGAGGTCGTCCTCAACCACGAGAAGAAGCTGACGAAAGACCCTCGCCAAGCATACGGTACGCTGGCCGAACAGATGACGGACATTATACGCTCGTTCCGTGACTTGCCGGGCAAGAATGTATATTTCAGTGCCAAGATGGAAAAGGCCCAAGACGAGCAAGGGCGTATTCTTTTCAACCCGTCCATGCCGGGGAAGTCTTTGACCCAAGGTATTGCCTACTTCTTCGACGAGGTGCTGGCTCTGCGCGTCGAGCGTGACCAAGAGGGAAAGAATGTCCGCGCCCTTATGTGCGACACGGATGGCCTCTGGCTCGCCAAGGATCGCTCGGGCAAGCTGGATGCTTATGAGGCTCCAGACTTAGGCGCGATTATTGCCAAGATTGGTGGTGTATGATGGATTACGCAATCTGGGAACCCAAACATGACGGCCATGCTCCACCGAACTGGCGCGAGGGGATGGTTTGGGGTTTGGAAGGCAACCCCCCGGAAATGTGCCATGCCGACCCTAGCTGGTTTGTTGACGTTACCTATTTAGTTCCCGCCGAAGCACTCAACAGCCCGAATGACGATGCAAGCGAGGGGAAGCCGACTGACCCACGCAAATCTGTCCATGAGGCGCTTGCGATACTTCGCGACTATTCGCCAGACGAACTGGCCAAGCACGGCATAACACTTGCTCCTGAACGCGATTGGGCAACGGAACTGTGGGCAGAGTTGCTGGAGGCTTGGTGCAATCCAATTCGGGCAATCCATGTCCGCGATGGGCGGCTTTACGAAGATGACCGCGCTGCAATCAAAGTTCTCCGCGCCCGCTTTGAACAGATGATAGCCGAAAGGAGCAAGGCATGAGCACTCTCTACACAGACTGGCTCGACGCCAAGGCGCGTGAGGCCGAAGCCATCGCTCATCGCCGTGCGCTTGAGGACGCCATTGTCAAGGAACTTGGCTCTCCCGACTTTGGCGAGAAAGTACACACCTACGAGAGCGGCAAGTTCGTTCTCAAAGTGACGGGCCGCATTGATCGCAAGGTCGATAGCGAAGCCCTGCAAGAGATTGCGCGTGAGCATGGCCTTACGGAACATCTCTCCAGCCTTTTTCGGTGGCAACCTTCTTTAAATATGTCAGCATGGAAGGCCGCTGACATGTCCATCACAGAGCCGCTTAGGGATGCAATCACAGCCAAAAGCGGACGGCCTTCATTTTCAATCAAGGTAAAGGAAGTTTAATATGGCATTTCTTGGAGAAACTTTTTCGACGGACTCGCTGCCCGAGGGGCGGTCTTACGACCTAATTCCCGAGGGCTGGTATAACGCCGTCATTTCGAAGGCCGACCTTGGCCAGACCAAGGCTGGTAACGGCCAGAAAATAGACGTTCGCTTTGACATTACTGGCCCGACCTACCAAGGCCGTGCGATTTTTACCGCGATCAATGTCCGCAATCCGAGCCAGAAGGCAGAAGAAATCGGACGCCAGCAGCTTGGTGAAATCATGCGGGCTATTGGCCTGAGCCAAGTGCAGGACACCGATCAGCTTGTCGGTGGGCAATTGCAGATTAAGGTCAAGGTGAAGGTGCCGTCCGACGAGGACAAGGCTCGCGGTTACACCGAAAGCCGCAACGAGGTTGGTGGCTACAAGGCCGTAGCTGGCTCGACGCCGCCGATGGGCGCCACGCCGAATACCTCTGCTCCCAAGGCTCCTTGGGGATCATAAAAGAAAAGCCCCCGCTGAAAAATCGGCGGGGGCATTCAGGAAAAGGAGAGTGGGATGCGATTACCCGAACCGATCCATAGTATATCTAGCCTTATAGATCAATACCATTCTGACAGGCAGGAGCCACCGCGCCCACACCTCGGCTGCTCATTGCTTGGCCACAAATGTGATCGTTGGATTTGGCTGTCTTTCCGCCATGCTGTTGTAGAAAAATTTCCCGGACGCATTCTTAGGCTGTTTCGTCGCGGGCATAACGAGGAGGCGCAAATTATTAGCGACCTTCGCGCCATAGGTGTAGATGTGCGCGGCACACAGCGCCGAGTTGACTTTGGGTGTCATATTTCTGGCAGCTTGGACGCAATCATTGAGCGCGGTCTTCCAGAGGCGCCAAAGGCTCGTCATGTTGCAGAGTTTAAAACACACTCGAAGAAATCGTTTGAAGACTTGCTAAAGCATGGCGTCGAGAAGTCGAAGCCGCAGCATTGGGTGCAAATGCACCTATATGCCCACGGCACTGGCATTGCTCGCATTCTTTATTACGCCGTAGAAAAGGACTCAGACCGCATTTACACCGAGCGCGTGACCTATGACAAGGAAGTGGCTCAGAAGGCCATAGAGCGCGGCCAGCGCATTGCCTTATCTGATCGTATGCCGGAGCCTATGCCCAATGCCGGACGCGACTGGTTCGAGTGCAAATTCTGCCCAGCCCACGCCTTTTGCTGGAAGGACGAGCCGACCAAGGAAGTCAATTGCCGTACTTGCGCTCACGCCACGCCGCTAAAGAACAGCACTTGGCGCTGCGAACGCCACGAGGCCGATGGCATACCGACCGACTTTCAGTATAAGGGCTGCGACGATCATGTCATCCATCCCGATTTAGTGCCGTGGAAGGCGACCGGCTCGGACGACGGGCATTCGGTGACATTTGACATTTCCGGCCAAACTGTGACGAACGGAAACGGCCAAGGCATGTATAAGAGCCGTGAGATACTGGCGAACCCAGAGGCTTGTGGCTCGTCGTTGGTCGAGGCTGCTAAAAGGCATTTTCCAGATGCGGAGGTGGCGGGATAATGCTTAGACCCTACCAGCAACGCGCCATAGACGAGCTATATGCTTGGTTCCGCGAAAACACCAAGGGCAACCCATGCTTGGTGCTACCAACAGGCTCGGGCAAAAGCCACATTGTCGCCGCCTTGTGTAAGGACGCCCTGTCCAACTGGCCAGACACCCGCGTTCTTATGCTCACTCATGTCAAGGAATTGATTGAGCAGAACGCCGCCAAGATGCGCGAGCATTGGCCAAATGCGCCTATGGGCATTTACTCGGCAAGTATTGGCAAGCGCCAGCTAGGCGAGCCGATCACCTTCGCGGGCATACAATCTGTCCGCAATAAGGCTCGGCAGATTGGGCGTATCGACTTGGTCATTATCGACGAGGCGCACTTGGTCAACCACCGCGACCAAGGCTCCTACAGGACGCTTATCAATGAACTGCTAGAGATTAACCCCAAGATGAGGACGGTGGGCCTTACAGCCAGCCCTTACCGTCTGGGGCATGGCCTGATAACGGACGGCGACGCGCTCTTTGACGACCTCATAGAGCCAGTGTTTATCGAGGAGCTTATCTATAAGGGCTTCCTCTCCAATTTGCGCTCAAAAGTCACTGAGACGCACTTCGATTTGTCTGGCGTTCACAAGCGCGGCGGGGAGTATATTGAGGGCGAACTGGCGCGGGCCGTGGACACTGATAGCAACAATGCCGCCGTGGTGCGTGAGGTGATTTCCTTGGCTGGTGATCGCAAGGCTTGGCTGTTCTTTTGCTCTGGCGTCCGCCATGCGCATAATATCGCCACGCTACTCAATGCCTATGGCATACCAGCCGCTTGCATTACTGGCGATACGCCCAAGGCCGAGCGAGAGCAGATTATTAGGGACTACAAGTCGGGCAAGTATCGGGCGCTTACTAACGCCAATGTGCTGACAACCGGCTTCGATTACCCAGACATTGACCTAATTGCCATGCTCAGGCCGACAATGAGCGCGAGCCTGTACGTACAGATGGCTGGCCGGGGAATGCGGGTAAAAAGCCACACCGATCATTGCCTTGTCCTCGACTTTGCCGGTGTTGTGGCGCAGCACGGCCCGATCACAGCGGTCAAGCCTCGCACGCCAAACTCAAGAAATGGCGAGAAGGGCGAGGCGCCGGTCAAGGTTTGCGACGAATGCGCCGAGCTTGTGGCTATAAGTGCAAAGGAATGCCCTGCTTGCGGCACCGCTTTCCCAGAGCCGGAGGCCAGAAAGCTAAAGTTGCATGACGACGATATTATGGGAACGACAAGCCATGACATGATCCTGTCGGGCTGGGGATGGCGCAAGCATGTGTCGAAAAAGTCTGGCTTGGAGATGCTGGCTGTGACTTACTACGGGATGCTCTCTGATCCGTCCGTGACCGAGTATTTCACAATCATGCACGATGGCTATGCTGGGCAGAAGGCACGCCGGACATTGGGCGAGATTGCCCAGAAAGCCGGTGTCAGATTGGAGCCGAATGAGACGCTGATTAGCTTGGCGGCCAAGTTTGGAACGTCGGCGCCGCCGCACATGATTGTATATAAGAAAGACGGTAAGTTTTACCGCGTATTAGAAAGGTTGTGGAATGGATAAGCCCGCTGATTTGCTATTCTGGGAAGGCCCACCGCCCCAATATTGCCATAATTGCGATCACTTCGGCAAAGACGGGACTTGCAATTTGTTCAAAATGAAGCCACCAATAGAGTGGGTTAACAAGAGAGATGCTTGCGAGCATTGGAAATGGTTCGTGCCGTTTTGAAACAAGATATTCCCTCAGAGCATTTCGAGCAGCGAGAGGTTGTTCGCTGGTTCCGCCAAAAGTATCGCGGCGTCCGTATCTTTGCGATTGCAAATGGCGGGTGGAGGTCAAAGGCTACAGCAGCCAAGTTAAAGGCTGAGGGCGTATCTCGCGGCGTTCCAGACCTGTTTGTGCCTGAATGCAGCCTGTGGATCGAAATGAAGCGGACGGTTGGTGGGCGGCTTTCACCAGAGCAACGCGACTGGATCGAGTATCTGCGAAAGGTCGGCAATACCGTGCTGGTGTGCCATGGCGCCGAGGATGCCAAAAATCAGATTGATGAGATAATGAAAGATTTTTCTTGACTGTGCATTTTCGCACATTATTAGTAGTCAAATAATTTTAAGGAGTAAGCAAAATGACTGAGAGTGAGGTTCT